CTTTTAGAAAACAATGATACCAACTATATTAGCTTAAACTTCCCTAATGGCTTATTATACTGCTGTTTGGCAGAGACTTATGGCTTTTTAAAAGGGCCAGCAGATATGTTGACATTATACGAGAACAAGTATAAACAAGAGGTACAGAAGTTTGCGAATGAGCAAGTTGGAAGACGTAGACGAGATGACTACACAGATGGAACAATAAGACTTCCGATTGACTCACCAAACCCATAGGAGATAAAACATGGCAATAACATCAGCAGTTTGTACAAGTTTCAAAGTAGAACTTTTAAAAGGCGTTCACAATTTTACAGCAACAACTGGTAATACTTTTAAGATTGCCTTATACACTAGTTCAGCGACTTTAGGGGCTAGCACGACTGCTTACTCAACTTCAAACGAAATTACAAATACTTCTGGAACAGCTTACACAGCTGGAGGCGCAACACTTACAAGCGTAACTCCTGCCGCATCAAGCACGACTGCAGTTTGTGATTTTTCTGATGTGTCTTACACTGACGCAACATTTACAGCTAATGGTTGTTTAATATATAACGATACAGCGACAGGTGATCCTGCTTGTGTTGCAGTTGCATTTGGAGCAGACAAAACCGTAACTAGCGGAACTTTCACAATTCAATTCCCAACAGCGGACGCTACAAACGCAATCATAAGAATAGCGTAAGGAGGTAGCAACGGATGTCCGTTACTAGAACCTACACAGTAACGGTGGTTAGCACCGGTAGTGGTAATAAATATTTTATTGATGGTGTTCAACAGGATACTTTATATTTAGCCGAAAGTGGAACTTACAAATTTGATCAAGCAGATTCTTCAAATGGTTCTCACCCATTAAGATTTTCTACAACAAACGATGGAACTCACAACAGTGGAAGTGAATATACCACTGGAGTAACCACAAACGGAACTCCAGGTTCCTCAGGTGCATATACTCAAATTACTGTAGCAACCGACGCACCAACTTTATATTATTATTGTTCAAGTCACTCAGGAATGGGTGGAACTGCAAACACTCCTGCATCGAACACTTGGGGAGCTTTAGGATGGAATACAAATCGTTGGGCATCAGCTTCAGCAATTGTTCTTGGTTGGGGTGGATCATCTTGGAACGATGGTGAATGGAATGAATTAGGTGATGTAACATTAACCTTAACTGGTCAATCAGCAACTGTATCTCTTGGAACACCAGATGTTTTCCCTGAACAAGGTTGGGGTAGAGATACTTGGAACTTTGAATCTTGGGGTGAATCAGGACTTACTGTTGAATTAACAGCTCCAGATGCGATGACATCTTTTGTAAGTGGACAAGGATGGAATGTTCAATCTTGGGGTGAAAACCAAGGTTGGGGTATGGTTGTTTTAAGTCCTGCAGATGTAATGGGACTTACTGGAGTATCATCAACTTCAAATGTTGGATCACCAACTATAATAGGAAGCGCAGAATTTTCATTAACAGGAGTTTCTTCAACTTCTGCTGTTGGATCATTAACTCCAGCAGATGTAGTAGGATTAACTGGTCAAGCAGGAACGTCAGCAGTTGGATCTATTTCACCAGCAGATGTCGTAGGTATAAGTGGTGTATCAGCTACATCTTCATCAGGATCTGTAACAATTGGATCAAGTCCAATTGTAGTTCCAACAGGAGTGCAAGCAACTGTTTCTGTAGGAGCATTAGACCCTGCTGCAATAGTTCAAGGTTTAGTAGGAGTTGCAGCTACATCTGCAGTTGGAACTTTAGTTCCAGCAGATGTTATGGGATTAACTGGAGTTTCAGCAACAGCTGAAGTTGCTGCTTTTGGCACTGCTTCTGGCTTCGGAATTCAAGCTTATGAAGCTATTGACACGGGTTCAAATTCTTCGTATACAAATGTTGCAACTGGCTCAAATACAAGTTATAGTGATGCAGCATAGGAGAAAATAAATGGCTTCAACATACACAGGTTTAGGTGTCGAACTTCAAGCAACTGGCGAAAACGCTGGAACATGGGGGACGAAAACTAATACAAACTTACAAATTATAGAACAAATTTCAGGTGGTTTTACACAACAAAACGTATCTAATTCTGGAGATACAGATTTATCAGTAACAGACGGCGGTACAGGTGCAACTCTTGCACACAGAATGATAGAGTTTACCAGTTCAGATACATTAACAGGAAGCAGAAACGTTACTATTCCTATTGATGTTCAAACTTTTTACTTTTTAAAAAATTCAACAAGCGGATCTCAAAACGTAGTATTTAAATACGTTTCAGGTTCAGGAAATTCTGTTACAGTTTCTCCTTCAGCAACAGCTGTTGTTTTTGCATCTGCAAACGATGGCACAAACCCAGATATTATCTCTTTACCATCTGGTGATGTAACACTTACTGGAACACAAACTTTAACAAACAAAACTTTAACTTCACCTAAAATTGGTACTTCTATTTTAGATACTAACGGAGCTGAACTAGCTAAAGTTACAGCTACGAGTTCTGCGGTAAATGAATTTACTATAGCAAATGCTGCTACAGGAAATGATCCAACACTATCTGCAACAGGTGATGACTCAAATATTGATATAGCTATCAAACCAAAAGGAACTGGAGAAACTGTTGTTGGAACTGGAGCTGCAGACGCTACAATAACTTCTAGCGGTGCACACAATCTAGTTTTAGACACAAACTCAGGAACTAATTCTGGAACAATTACAATTACTGATGGTTCAAATGGAAACATTGTTATTGCGCCTAATGGCTCTGGTGTTGCTCAAGCCGTAGATGGTGGAGATAACACTGCAGCAATTAAAATTGCTGGTAAAGAAACTATTTGGATTCCTGCAGTTGCTATGTATCCAAATTCAACAAATGGTTGCGCAGATTTAGCTCAAACAGAATTATCTAATGGACCTGAAATTAAAACTTTAGATTTTGATAAAGACTCAGATGAATTTGCACAGTTTGCTGTTGCATTTCCTAAATCATGGAATGAAGGCACAGTAACTTTCCAGGCTTTCTTTACTGCAGCTTCAACAAATACAGGAACAGTAGCATGGGGATTATCTGGTGTAGCTATCGCAGATAATGATTCTTGTAATACAGCTTTTGGAACACAAGTCGTTGCAACAGCTAAAGCACATAGTGGTACATCAAACGATTTAGACGTAGCAGCAGAAAGTGGAGCAGTAACTATTGCAGGTTCACCGAGCACTGACGAACAAGTGTTCTTTCAAATCTCAAGAGATGTGTCAGCAGACTCATTGACTGCAGATGCAAAATTATTAGGAATTAAATTATTCTTCACTACTGACGCTGCTAACGACGTATAATAGGAGCATAGTATGAAAGACTACAAACTAGAAACTTTCTCAAACCAGGTTGGTAAAAATCAATCAAAAACAACTGGACTAAAAACTAAAGGATTTGGATATCAAATACTTGGTTTTGGATCAGGCGGTGGAGCTCCAACATACGATATTGAATTTTTAGTGGTAGCCGGAGGCGGTTGCGCAGGTAATTCTAATTTTGGATTTATCAGTGGCGGTGGCGGTGGCGCCGGTGGATATAGAACATCTACTCAAACAGTAGTCATAGGACAAACAGTTACGGTAACAGTTGGCGATGGCGCTGCTGCTGCCGGTGGCACTGGCCCTGAAAATGGTGATGACTCATCAATTTCAGGATCAGGTGCAGGACTAACAACAATAACTTCTACTGGTGGTGGCCGTGCTGGTCCTTATCACTCACCAGCCTCTCCTGGAGGTTCAGGCGGAGGTTCAGGAAATGGAAACCCAGCAGGTGGATTATCTGGTGGCTCAGGTAACACTCCAAGCGTATCTCCAAGTCAAGGAAATGATGGTGGAACTGGTTCTGGTGGCGGAGGCCAACAAACCAATCCTGGAGCTGGAGCAGGGGGTGGCGGCGCTGGTGCCGTTGGAACCGATGCATCAGGAACTACTTCAGGTAACGGTGGAAATGGTACAGCAAATTCAATTACAGGTTCTTCAGTGACTTACGCTGGAGGAGGAGGCGGCGCTTCTTGGAATGGTCCAAATGGATCAGGTGGATCAGGCGGCGGTGGAGCCGGTGCATCCGGTCCTAGTGGAGCACCCGGTCCTGATGGAACAGTAAACACTGGCGGTGGTGGTGGCGGCTCAGCTTGGGGAACTACAGGTGTAGGTGGTGAAACATTGGGTGGCGATGGCGGAAAAGGCGTGGTAATTTTAAGTGTGCCTACTGCTAATTATTCATCGAGCACATCAGGTTCACCAACAGTTACAACATCAGGTTCAAATACAATAATGAAATTTACAGGTTCAGGGAGTTACACAACATAATGGCTAGTTTTGCAAAAATAGGAGCAGGAAATATAGTTGTACAAGTTGTTTCTGTTCACAACGACGTAATTACTGATAATGATGGTAATGAACAAGAACAATTAGGTGTAGACTTTTTAAATAATTTATATGGATCAGCGGATGTATGGAAACAAACATCTTATAATACTAGAGCTGGTGTTCATAAATTAGGAGGAACACCTTTTAGAAAAAATCATGCGGGAAAAGGATCTACTTATGATGAAAGTAGAGACGCTTTTATACCAATAAAACCTTTTGCTTCTTGGGTATTAAATGAAGATACTTGTCAATGGGAGGCTCCAGTATCTAGACCTCTTGATAAAGCATATATGTGGAATGAAGAAAATCAAAGTTGGGATTTAATAGAATAATACTTGGAATATAATAATATTTAGAATAAATTAATACTTAATGAAAGAAAAAATTAAATTCGAAAACTCCTCTTGGAATTTTAGATTAGATAAAGTTCATTTTTATTCTCAATGGGAAGGTGCCTTTACAAAAGAAGAATGTAAAAAGATAATTCAAATTGCTAAAAAGAAAGGTATGATTAAAGGAACAACGTTTGGTAAAAACAAATCAGATGTTAGAAAAAGTAAAATATCTTGGTTATATCCTTCTGATGACATGAATTGGGTATTTCGTAGAGTAACTGATATGGTACTAGATCTAAATAAAAGATTTTTTAATTTTGATGTATTTGGTTTAAACGAAGGTTTTCAATTTACTAATTATAAGGCACCATCTAATAAATATGGAAAACACGTTGATAGAGCATCAGATTTCGTTGTTAGAAAATTATCTATATCAATTCAATTAACTGATCCAAAAGAATATGAGGGTGGAGAACTTTATCTTTATGAAGATGATAAAGGTGCATTAATGGATAAAAAACAAGGAACATTAATAATGTTTCCATCTTATATTTTACATGAAGTTAAGCCTGTAACAAAAGGTGAGAGAAATTCATTAGTAACTTGGGTCACTGGAAATCAATTTAAATAATGGCAAGGAAATTATCAGTAAAAGAAACAATAGATATGTTTTCAAATAAAAATGGTTTTGCTTGGGGTATAAATACTGTTATGAAAGCATTAGTGCCAAAAGCTAATTATGATCTTACCGCTACTAATGAAACATATGTCATAGATAGATGGGATTCGGTATATCCACAACCAACATCAGAAGAAATAAAAGATGAATACATAAGGCAACAAACGATAGCTGAGTGTATTGAATACTTTAAAAATAACAAAAAATAGCCTAAAGTAGGAAAGGAAGATTAGATTGATCTCCTTTAAAAACTATATATAATGCCTGTTTATGCTACAGAAGATAAACTTTTTACCTGGATTAAACAAACAAATCACACCTACAGCTGCAGAAAGTCAGTGGATAGACTGTGATAATGTGCGTTTTAGATATGGAGTTCCAGAGAAAATAGGTGGCTGGAGCCAGCTAGGAAACGTTAATGAAAATGAATTAACAGGGGCAGGAAGAGGACTGCACCATTTTGTTAATAGTTTAGGTAGAAGATACGCTATTATAGGAACTAATAGAATTTTATACGCTTATTCAGGTGGTGTGTTTTATGACATACACCCAATTAAAACCACAACAACACTTACAAATGCATTTAGTACCACTAACGGATCGGCAACTGTAACTATAACTTTTTCTACATCTCACGGAATTAACCCACAAGACATTATTCTTTTAGATAATTTTACAACTATCACAGGATCTAATTTTAGCGCCTCTGATTTTGATGATAAAAAATTCATGGTAGCGACTGTGCCTACAAGTACAACTTTAACCATAACAATGCCATCAAACGAATCTGGATCTGGAGCCACAACATCCGGAGGCATTAGAGTTCAACATTATTATCCTGTTGGATCTGCCGTTCAAGAAAAAGGTTTTGGTTGGGGTCTAGGATCTTGGGGTGGAGAAGCATCATCTGCGGTAACTACAACTTTAAATGGTGCGTTAGGTGATAACGCTTTTGGAACAGGTGGATCAGGAACCAGTATTGTTTTGGCTGACGCATCACAGTTTCCAAGCACAGGAACAAATTTTATAAAAGTAGGAACAGAAGAAATATCTTACACTGGTGTTACAAGTGGTACAACTTTAACTGGAATTACTAGAGCTGTAAGAGGCACAACGAGAGCTGCACACTCAGATGGAGCTACTGTAACAAACACAACTGACTTTGTGGCTTGGGGAGAAGCAGCGTCCGGAGACTTAGTATTGGAGCCAGGTATGTGGTCACTAGATAATTTCGGTGACAAAGCTATTTCATTAATTCATGATGGTGAAGTTTTTGAATGGGATTCATCTTTATCAAATGCTACGGACACAAGATGCACAATTATATCTGGAGCCCCTACAGCTTCAAGACACATGGTGGTATCAACACCGGATAGACACTTAGTATTTTTTGGTACAGAAACAACGATTGGTACAAAGTCAA